TACCGTGAACTAATCACACGGCAAAAAAGATTAGGTTTGCTGGCTACTCATCCCCCTGCATAGCAGGCTACGGTGGCCCCGGATAAAGAGAACTATTATGTCACAATTAGAAGAAGTTAGACCTGTAGAAAAGAAAGGCTTTATTTCACAGCCTTATTCAAATGCTGATCGCATTAAAAGGGATGAAGAAGAACTAGAGCTACTACTAAAAGAACAAAAGGGCGACGAAGTCTCAGAAGATGACGAAGTACCCGCTAATGCAGAAGAAAAGACATTTAAAAAGCGTTATGGTGATCTTCGTAGACACAGCCAAAAAATGCAGGAAGACTTTCAAAATCAAATTAATGATTTAAAAACACAGGTTAAAGAAGTATCTAGAAGCGAATTTCAACTACCTACATCAGAAGATGATTTAGAAAAGTGGATGAGTAAATACCCCGATGTTGCAGCTATTGTTGAAACTATTGCTATTAAAAAGGCTAAAGAACAATCTGCTGATTTAGAAGAACGTATGACTGTTATTGACACTATGCGTGTAGACGCAGAAAGACAAAAGGCAGAAGCAGTACTACTACAGATACACCCTGACTTTGATGAAATTAGAACGTCAGAAGATTTTCACGACTGGGCTGAAGAACAGCCAAAGTGGATTCAACAGGCTTTGTATGAAAATGATAACGATGCTAAGTCAGCAGCAAGAGCAATTGACTTATACAAAGCTGATAATAATATTAAAGTAAAGAAAGGGCGTAGCAGCGACGCTGCTGAGGCGGTTAGCCCTAGAAGCAGAAATAAACCGCAATCAAATGCTTCAGGAAATAGAATTAAAGAGTCAGATGTACAACGTATGTCTGCTTCTGAGTACGAAAAGAACCAAGATACAATCATGGAAGCTATTCGTACTGGCGACTTTGTATACGACGTATCTGGATCAGCGCGTTAAAAGCGTTGACATTTATACTTTATCGTATATAACTCATATCAATTAAAGTAGCCGCTATAAGCCTACCTACTTACTTGATAAAATATCTAACTTTAACAACTACAATTATACTAAGACACACCTAATTTAAGTGGCCCAATAGATAATTAGTTGGCCGACTAGTTTTCCCATTGCACCCATTACAAGTTAGCCTCTTGTGGATATTGTAAGCTTGTATCTGATTTGCTGTTATAAAGGAGTGATACAATGGCTTTCACTACAGCAGCAGGATATGGAAATCTACCCAACGGTAATTTTTCTCCTGTAATCTATTCCAAACAGGTGCAACTTGCGTTCCGTAAGTCATCTGTTGTGGAAGAAATCACCAACTCTGATTATTTTGGTGAGATCGCAAACATGGGCGATACTGTGCGCATCATTAAAGAGCCTGAAATTTCGGTTAAGGCTTATTCTCGCGGCACGATTATTCAGCCGCAAGACCTAGACGACGAAGATTTTAACCTTACGGTTGATAAGGCTAACTACTTTGCGTTTAAGGTTGATGACATTGAAGAAGCTCATTCTCATGTCAACTTCCAGTCCCTCGCTTCGGAGCGTGCTGCGTATCGTCTGGCCGATCAGTTCGACCAAGACGTTCTGGGCTATCTCTGTGGCTTCAAGCAGTCTGCTATTCACGGTTCTGCGGATACTGTAAACACTACCGTTAATGGTAGCATTGCGGTTTCTACTGCCGGTACGGACGAATTGCTTGCCAGCATGAAACTGCTGGGCGATGACTTTGGTGGCTCTTCGAGCAACTCTATTGGTATTAAGGCTCGTGCTGGTGATGACGGTGCGGTTGTAGGCAGCGGTAATGCTTACGCCCTACAGGTTATTGCTCGTATGGCTCGTAAGCTGAACCAGCAGAATGTTGACACCAATGGTCGTTGGCTGGTCGTCGATCCTGTATTCCAAGAGATCCTTCAGGATGAAGACTCCCGTCTGTTTAACTCGGACTTTGGTGGTTCTGGTCTACAGAATGGCTTGATTCTAAACAACCTGCATGGCTTTAAAGTCTATGTTTCTAACAACCTGCCTTCTGTTGGTACTGGTCCTGCTACTACGGGTGGCACCAATGCGAGCAACTTTGGTTTGATTGTTGCTGGTCACTCTTCGGCAGTTGCTACTGCTGAGCAGATTGACAAGACGGAAACCTACCGCGACCCCGACAGCTTCGCTGACGTTGTACGTGGCATGCATCTTTACGGTCGCAAGATCCTTCGTCCAGAAGCTCTTGTAACTGCTAAGATTAACTTGGTATAGGGGAGAACAGAAATGGCTACAATTACTGCTACACTCGCCCCCACTCGCGGCAGCGATGCACGCGGGCGTCAACCCTACTACGTACAGCAGATCGTTGATCTTACTGCTAATAGCATTAATCCCAACGGTGATGTTGTACAGGTACTAACCATTCCTGCTAATACTAAAATTGTTGCAGCAGGTTTTCAGGTTACTGCTAGTGCAACTCAGAACACTGGTACGGATGCTACGGCTACTCTCGGCACGGGTGCAGACCCGAACGAGTATGTCACTGCATTTGATATTGATGGTGCTTCTGACGGCGCATATGCTCCAAACGTAACGGTATCAGCGGATCTAGTTATTACCGCTGCTGATACGCTTGATCTGACGCTTGCTGGCACCGGCGCATCTTTCACTGCTGGTGAAATTCGCGTCTTTGCTTGCTTGTTGGATGTTAGCGATAACGGTATTGCAACTGCTACGGAAGTAGCACGCGATAGCGCATAATACGTTAGCGTAGTACAATAAGAGGAGTAGGGTTTTGTTTTGGCATTTGCAAAAAGCATTACCCTACTCCCCTTTTACACGAGAGTAAAATATGGCCTACAATTTTTTAGAACTAGTAAATAGTGTTAATCGCCGCCTAAACGAAGTCGAACTTACGTCTTCTAATTTTAGTGCGGCTGTTGGTTTTTATGCTCAAGCTAAGGACGCAGTTAATGCGTCTATTCGTCATATTAACCAATCCCAGTATCAATGGCCATTTAATCACTCTACTCAAGAAACCACATTAGTTGCAGGTACTAGTAGGTATGCATTTCCTACTGATGCCAAATTAATTGACTTTGATAGTTTTAGAATTAAAGAAGATAGCACGTTAGGAAATGCCACAGTTAAACTGGGTCTATTAGACTATGATGAGTATTTACAAAAATTTGTAGATCAAGAGTATAAAACGGATAGTAGTGGCAGAAGGTTGCCACAATTAGTTTTTCATGCACCTTCGTTGCAGTACGGCATGGTGCCCCCACCTGATAAAGCATACACTGTTGTTTTTGAGTATTATACGTTTCCTACAGACTTAGCAAGTGCAACAGATGCCCCTTCTGTACCAGAAAGATTTAAGCATACTATTATTGATGGTGCTATGTATCACGCATATTTGTTTAGGGGTAATTCACAAGATGCAACTATAGCCCAACAAAAATTTGATGAGGGTATTAAGCAAATGCGTAGCATGTTAATTAATAAAACTTATTATGTAAGATCATATATGATTGCAAGAAATCAAAGCGTAGCGGGCAGACTAGGCCCCGCATCTAGTAATGCTGGTTCTTCTTTGGGTTAATTATAGATGGCGCAAGATAGTTGGCAAACATACCCCGTAGAATTTAAAGGGGGGTTAATTAGTAATTTAAGTCCTCTTCAGCAGGGTATTAACGCACCCGGTAGCGCAAGGATTTTAAGAAACTTTGAACCATCAATTGAGGGTGGCTACCGTAGAATATTAGGATACGCTAAATACGACTCAGCTATTATTCCACCTTACGGTGCGCCTGTAGTACACGGGGCTAGTCAGTCAGGCACAACATTAATTATTGCTTCTATTTATACGACACCTGTAGCAGGAGATACGTTGACTGTTGCGGGTGTTACTGGTACATATACTATTGCAAGTGGTGGTGTGTCGTATGACAATACAAATAAAAGAGCTACCTTAACCTTAACTGGCTCACTAGCATCCAGCCCCGCTAATGCTGCTGCTGTTACTTTTGCTAGCACAACATCTTCATACAGTGCTTTAGGTGTTCATGTAGCGACAGACTTTAATATCGTAGCTAAAAATGCTGATATATTTAAAACTAGTGGAAGCGGCTACACAAGAATAAACGTGCCATCGTATGGTACTGTCCTTGTAAATGGTGGCAGTCAGTCTGGAACTACATTAGCAGCAGATGGTTTTACTGCTGCACCTAGAATTAATGACACGTTTAAAATTGCAGGTATAGATAAGGTTTATACGGTAACGGCTACTGCAACGGTGTCAAGTGGCGGCGCTAATGTAGCAATTAATCCAGCATTAGCAAGTGCGCCAGCAGACGACGCAATTATTACGTTCCTGTCAACAAGCAGAGCCTCTGCATCTAGAACTCGTTTTGATGACTATGACTTTAGTGGTACTAAAAAGCACATAATTGTTGATGGTACAAATGCCCCAGCAATATATGATGGTACAACTTTTACAGCATTAGATACTGCACCTTCAGATGTCTTAGCATCAACGATTGTACAAGTACATAAGAACGCTATATTTTTTGCTAAGGGCAGACTATTATCTTTTACTGCACCTTACACAGATAATGACTTTACTGCTGCTTCGGGTGCCGGAGTTATTGATGTTACAGATACTATTACGGGGCTAGCTTCTTTTAGAGAAAAACTGTTTGTATTCACTGAGTCAAAAATATTTAGTCTTTTAGGTAGCACTATAGCAGATTTTCAGTTACAACCAGTAACAAGAGATATTGGCTGCGTAGAAACAGATAGTATTCAGGAGATTGGCACTGACGTAGTATTTTTAGGACCCGACGGTTTAAGACTACTAGGTGCTACTGATAGAGTAGCTGACTTTAGTTTTGCTAACATATCAAAAGGTATTCAATCAGAATTTACAGAGCTTATTAGCTTAAGCACACAAATATGTAGTGTTGTTATTAGAGAGAAGTCTCAGTACAGGCTGTTAGGTTTTTCTAATAGTTTTACTAAGCCCAATGCCAGAGGCATAATTTTAACACAATTATCGGGCGAAGCAGGGGGCGGAACTGCCCTTGCTGAAACAAGGGGCATAAGAGCACAAGTTGCCGCTAGCAAATATATAGCAAACGACGAAATAGTTATCTTTGCAGATAACGATGGTTACTTATACAGAATGGAATCAGGTAATAGTTTTGATGGGTCAAACGTAGAAACAACATTTGCTACGCCACATTTACCACTTACTGATCCACGAGTTAGAAAAACTATATACAAGTTATTTTTGTATACTGACCCTCAAGGGAGCGTGTCGTTTACGGTAACGCCAAAATTAGACTTTGACGGCAGAGATATTATTCAACCAGAAGCTATAGATTTATCTAACACCGGCGTAGCTGCTTCATTTTATGGTCAGTCTTCTTATGGAGCAGGTACTTTTGGTGGTAAGTTAAGATACGTTTTTGAAACTCAAGTAGTAGGGTCAGGTTATACAGTGTCTTTTCAATTTAATACGGCTAGCACTGACCCGCCGTTTTCTCTCGATGCACTAACAGTAGAATACGCAAACAACTCTAGAAGGTAATAAATATGGGAACCGGTTACACACGCAACGATGGTAGCAATAACATTGCTGATGGCAATATTATTAATGCCTCTGATTTAGACGGTGAGTTTGATGCAGTAGTAGCTGCATTTAATGCTAGTACTGGGCACACGCATGACGGCACGGCTGCCGAAGGCGCACCTGTTACTGTGCTAGGTCCGGCACAAGATTTTGTTGCCACAGCTACAGAAATTAAACCTAAAACAGATAATACATTAGACATTGGTACATCGTCTCTTCAATTTAAAGACATTTATATTCATGGCTCGGCTTACATTGATGGTTTAGCCGAAGATATTTTAGTAGCTACTGATAAAAAAATACAGTTCCGTGACACCGGTTTATTTATTAACTCTAGTACTAATGGCCAACTCGATGTTGATGCAGACACAGAATTAGAAATTACTGCTCCTACTGTAGACATTAACGCTTCCACCGCAGTGCTAATTAGCAATGACCTTAAACTAGACAGCGATGCTGCTGTTCTAGGTTTTGGTGCAGATAACGATACTACGCTAACGCATACAGATGGCACGGGCCTAACTCTTAATAGTACAAATAAACTTACGTTTGGTGACGCTGCGTCTTTTGTACAGCAGTCAAGCAACGGTGTATTACGCATAGACGGTGAAGCTACCATTGATCTAAATGCCGCTACTGCTGTTACTGTCAGCAATGACCTTAAACTAGACAGCGATGCTGCTGTTCTAGGTTTTGGTGCAGATAATGACGTAACGCTAACTCATGTTGCCGATACGGGTTTGTTACTTAATAGCACAATGGCAATCCAATTCAACGATGCTTCACAATATATCAACGCCCCTAGTGCTACTGTTCTAGACGTTCATGCTACGGATGAAATCGAACTTAATGCTACTCTTGTAGATGTGAATGCAAATTTAGATGTGTCTGGCACCTATACGGGTGGTGGCACTATGACTACAGGTGGTAGTATTGTTATACCAGACGCGGGTACTGTAGGTTCTGCCTCTGATACAAATGCTATATCAATTTCATCTGGCGGTGTTGTTGCTGTAACTGCTACTACTGCGTCTAGTAGCTCAACTAATGGTGCATTAACCGTAGGTGGTGGTGCAGGTATTGCTGCTGACCTTTCTGTTGGCGATGATTTAAGGCTTATATCCGACGCCGCAGTGTTGTCTTTTGGTGCTGACAGTGACGTTACTGTGACCCACGTTGCTGACACGGGTTTGTTACTCAATGGTTCGATGGCAATCCAGTTTAATGATGCGTCACAGTTTATTAATGCTCCTAGCGCAACCATACTAGATATTAATGCTACAGATGA